GAGAGCCCGCTGGCTCCAGTGATGGTGGGCTACTCCGCGAGCGAAGCCGCGCTGATGCAAACGACGCCAGTGGCAACGGCCGTCAACTCCTTGCGGTGGGAGCATAACACCGTCGATCTGACCAGTGCCGCGGTCGTGCGCTTCGAGCTCTGCTACGACACCGCGTCTCCGTGTCCAACCATTACGACTACGGCATCGGCCTTCACGCCAACGAGCGCACAAGGAGGACCGCCCGCGGCCGGGAACTCCGCCTTCAAGATGTTGCTGCCGGCACTCACGCCCGGCAACCATACCGTCACGGTGAAGGCGTGCAACACCGAACTGTGCGGTGACGCCAGCACCCCTTTCGCTTTCACGTTCGTCGTCAAGCCGGGCGTCCCGACAGCACTGGGTCTGATACCGGGTGGTGGCGGCGACTGATGACGCGGCTCTTCGGGTGGATGCGATGAGAGCAATGCCTACATATCGGGACTGGAGTTCCGAGTCGTTGCGCGCTGAGCTCACGTCGCTCACCCAGAGGAGCACGGAGATCCGCTACCTGCTGCATGAGCGAGTGATCGAGGAGGAGGTGCGACGTGCACGACACATTGTCCCCATCAGCACGACGCGACACGCGACTGCGATCCGTCGAGCCGTTCGAGATCGCGACCGATCGGACCTCGCCCGCGGGTCTGCCCAAAGGGATGTCATGGAACGCCCACGAGGGAGAACGCGCACGACTCCGGAGGTTGAAGCAGTTACAGCGACAGGAACGGAAGGACATTCGCGCTCGCTGTTTGGCCATGGGTATTGATCCCGACACGTTCGATACGGGCGAGGGACCAGAGCGCGCACGATGACCTCCTGCTTCATCTGCGGCCGTAGCCCACGTCGATGGCGTGCGCCTTATGTCATCTTGATCAATGGGGCGTTCGCACATTTCCGCTGTTGGCTGTTTGCGCGCTCGCCCGCGGTAACCGAGCAATGAAGAAGACGAAGCCCAGCAAGAGCGCAGCCTACTCCGTCACTCGGAGCGGAGCCGCGCACAAGCGTCGCAAGCATCCGGTCGTGAGCGAGGAGGAGAAGTTCTCCCGCATGGCGAAAGCGATCAAGGCTGAGAAGCGACGCCGGGCGGATAAGATCGCCCGACGCAAGGCCGGGCAGCGCACCAAGGAAGAGGAAGCGAATCGTCAGGCTCTGCTCGATCCGAAGACCGGCAAGTTCAAGAAGGGGAACCCCGGTAAGAAGAAAGGACAGCGCAACCGCGTCCCCGGCGAGCGGGCGATCAAGGCCAGTGTGCGCACGCTGATCGAGGAAGTGGTTCGCGACAATCCCAAAACGATTCGCAATGCCCTGCTCCGCGGGTTGCGCTCGGGTCCACGCCATGCGGATCGGTATCTGAAGCTGTCCGCGGAATACATGGACGGTAAGCCCGTCGATACCGTGAACCTCAACTCTCAATACAAGCAGGACGAACTGGAGAGCGCAAAGAAGACGCTCGGACAGAAGCTGGATCGCATCTTCAAGACCATCCTCGCCAACCGAGAGCAACCGCCCGATGGCCTTGCTAAGTCCTGACATCATCAGCGCGATCCCGCCGATGGAGAGCCCGCTCACCGTGCTCATGACGGAGCTAGGTCCGGAGCAGATGACCGCGTTCGTCGAGGGACTCTCGAACCTCGAAGCCATGCTGCTCAAATACGAATGGGATTTCTACGCGCGAGCCGCGCAGCGTCCTCCGCTCGATGATGATTGGGATACCTGGATCATCATGGCGGGTCGTGGCTTCGGGAAGACGCGGCCGGGTGCTGAGCAAGTGATTGAGTGGTCCAAGCAACTCGGACGGGACTACGGCGGTGGGCACATTGCGCTCATCGCGACCAACCCGCTAGACGCCAGAGCCGTCATGCTCGAAGGCGAGAGCGGCATCCTCGCGTGTTCCCCGCCATGGTATCGGCCGCTCTATGAGCCGAGCAAGAAGCAGCTGCGATGGGACAACGACGTCATCGCGCACATCTACAGCGCAGAGGAGCCTGATCAGTTGCGCGGTCCGCAGCATCACAAGCTGTGGGGCGATGAACCGTGCAAGTGGAAGTATCCGCAAGAGACGTGGGACATGGCGCAGTTCGGGTTGCGTTTGGGCATTGATCCGCAAGCCCTGCTTACCACGACACCACGTCCCATCAAGATGCTGCTGGACCTGATCGCGGATACCGAACGGGTGCGCGTGACCCACGGCCACACCTTGGAGAACCAGCACAACCTCTCGCCGAAGTTCCTCCGCACCATCATGCGCAAGTATGCAGGCACGCGGTTGGGCAAGCAGGAGCTCGAAGCCAAGCTGTTGACGGATACGCCCGGTGCCCTATGGAAGCAAGACAACCTCGACGAGACTCGCGTCCGTCTCATCCCAGAGATGTCGCTGATCATCATCGCGATCGATCCGCAAGCTAATGACCCCGATCAGCTACGCAAGAACCCAGAGCTCCTCGAAGAGACCGCGGAGACCGGTATCGTGGTAGCGGGTCGCGGGATGGACGGACACTTCTACGTGCTCGAAGACGCGAGCGGTCACTACACTCCGAAGCAATGGGGCCACAAGGCCGTGGAGCTCTACGATCTCTACAAGGCCGAAAAGATCATCGGTGAGGTGAACAACGGCGGAGCCATGGTGAAGTATACCGTGGCCGTGGCGTCCAAGGCCTTGGGACAGGAAGTGTTCTTCAAAGAGGTGCATGCGAGCCGCGGGAAGCGGACGCGGGCGGAACCTGTTGCGGCACTCTACGAGCAACATCGGGCGCATCATGTGGGAGCGTTCTCAGATCTTGAATCGCAGATGATCACATGGGTGCCCGGACTCAAGAGCCCGGACCGCATGGATGCCATGGTGTGGGCAGCGACCGAGAGCATGCTGCTTGCGCCGGATGACCTGATCTTCCAATGACCTACGTCCACGCACGGAATCATCGCACGCCCGTTCCCGCTCGCGCGCGCACGGATGAAGAGATGTGGGGCGAGGACGTGCGCTCTGGCGATCACTGTATCACGGTTGATCCGGAGCATCCGAACTACGCGCATATCCTCTGCCTGTGTCCGTGCAACTGCGGGTCGATGATGAATCTTCCGCTGTTCCGCACCGGCACACCGAAGGAGATAGCTCCGAAGAATTACAGTGGGGCCAACTGGGAATGGAACGGAAACGTGGAGCGGCCGTCGCTCGCTCCGAGCATTCGAGATCTATCGGGATGTCATTTCCACGGTCATCTCCGTGATGGCGTGTGGACCTTTGAAGGCGATAGTGGCGCCTAGTCATGACGATCGGAACCGGCTCAGACCGTCCGCTGGGAACGCAGACTGCCCCGGTTTGCGAGGGTGGTGCTGGGTCGCCCGGTCGTCATGTTCGAGAAGGATGCTGGGGTTGGCTCCGTCGCCGGTTGTCTGGCAGGGGCAGCGAGATGCGTAGTGAGTCGGACCCCGGCGTCCTGCACGTGTTCAACGATTGGTTGGAGGGAGAGGAACACTTGGTAGCGGCTCGTCGAGCGCGCTATCGCTCGTGGTCTCAGGAGGCATCACATGTTCAACACGACCGTCGTCGGGAGGGATTCGAGTGACGTAATCGCGAAGCTCAATCAGGACATTGATCGTGCGCGGATGACCCGCACACTGGTCGAGAACCTGACACCGATGGATCACCCCACGATCCTCTCGGTGCGCTACGCGGACAATGGCGGGATCAGCATGGAGGTAAAGCCCATTGGGAAGGAACGGCAACTGCACACGGCGTTGGTGCGATGGTATGATTCGCTCGCGCGATTTTTCCATCATACCTGTGCGATGTGCGACAAGCCGCGTCAACCCGGCCGCAGCTACTGTTCAGAGGAATGTCACACGGCCTGGCGTGTGCGCGATGCTGAGCGACGCGGCTACGTGCTTTACGACTGATCATGTGGCACCGTTTCTGGCGTCGCGTGGGCAAGTGGTTCAATCACGAATGTCGGGTGTGCGGCTGTCGTCGCACGCTCGCGCATTCCCCGTTCTGCTCTCCGCAGTGTAAGGCGGAAGCGGCACGACGGCAACGGCTCGAACGAGGATATTGATTATGCCAGCACAGGTGAAGGACGTTGAGCGACCGAAAGGACTCCGGCTCGAAGTCTACATCGATGGCAGGAAAGAGTTCCGCTGGCGGAAGGTCGCGAGCAATAACTGTATCGTCTCCATCTCCGGCGAAGGGTTCCGCAAGCACGCCTACGCGCTCCTCGCGGCCAGACGTGAGCATCCGAACCTTCCGCTCTTCGACCTCACGCGTGGATAGACACATGGCCATGCTTGAACTCAAGGTGTTGCCTCCTCGTCATGTGCGGGTGATCGCCGTGGTCACTACGTGGCCAGGATGGCGTGTCGTGTTTGACAATAACTCGCAGTGCCTCATTGATCCGGATCCCACGCCGGGTTCGCGACGGCTCTACGCCTTCTCGAAAGAGATCATCGAGCACAGTCCGTGGATCGAGCGCTACGATGACGTGCTCATCGTGGCAGGGATGCTGGCGTTCTTCGTGGTGGGCGATCGACGCTACGACGAGAACATCCACACACTGCTGTGCGAATACAAGGGGATGCGTTCATGAACTGGCGAGACAACGTAGCCGCATGGGTGATGCGTGCGGTTGGCGCAAACCCCGGCACGGTGCTGGCGACGATGCTCAACAACATCGTCTCCACTCCGCGGATGGGATCGAATCAACTCCTCCAAGCGTATAACACGATGCCATGGCTGCGAGCCGTCGTGGGACGGACATCGTGGATGGTTGCTAGCGCACACTGGCAGCTGTTCGTGGCGACGGAGAAGCCCAACGTCAAGTCACTGACCCCGGCGAAGGCCAGACGCTACCGTGCACTTGCGCGGAGCATGAATCCCCAGAAGCGTCAGATGACTTACAAGGCTCTCCGTCGTTCCGACAGTCTACGCGAGATCGAGCAGCATCCCGCGCTCGACCTGCTGGATCACGGTAACGACAAGTTCCCCGGCGTCGTGTGTGTGCAGGTGTTGCAGCAGCACCTCGATCTCGTAGGAGAGAGTGGCATGTTGGTGGAGCGCAACGGGCTCATGACGGGCTCAGCACTCTATCCGATCCCGCCGACGTGGGTCACCGAGCTCCCGCGGAACGAAGGGAACTTCTACCTGATCGTGGCACCCGGTGGCGTGATGCACGTGCCGAAGCAGGATCTCATCTGGTTGTATCATCCCAACCCGGCCGATCCTTACGACCGCGGGACGGGCATCGGACATGCGCTCGGCGACGAGCTCGAGACCGATGAGTATGCGGCCAAGCATCTCAAGGCGTGGTTCCGCAATCGCGCTCGGCCGGACATCCTCATCCATGGCGAGTCGCTGTCGATGGACAACGTCAAGCGGCTCTCCGAAGACTGGATGACGAAGCTGTCGAACGCGAGCGGGTTCAACAAGCCTTACTTCATCAACCGCAAGATCACCGTCGATGTCCTGTCGCAGAACTTCAAGGACATGGAGCTCAGCACGCTGCGCAAGGACGAGCGTGACATTTTCATTCACGTCTACGGCATGCCTCCCGAGATCTTCGGCATTATCGAGAACTCGAACCGCGCGACCATCGACGCGGCCGACTACCTGATGGGCCGTTACATCGTGGTCCCTCGCTTGGAGTTCATGCGCGTCATGCTCCAGACACAGCTGATTGAACAGTTCGATGAGCGGCTCATTCTGGACTACGTGAGTCCGGTGCAGGAGGATCGCGAATACGAACTCAAGGTCATGACCGCGAAGCCTGCGGCCTTCACCGTGGACGAGTGGCGTGAGCAGGGAGGCAAGAAGTCCGAGGACGACAAGAAGGTTGGCGGTGGACGCTTCGTGCCATTCAACGAAACGTTCGTGGAGACGCTGGAAGAGGAGGAGGCTCCGCCACCGCCGGATCTGCCGCCACCGGCCGTTCCCGGAACCCCGGCCGTCGCTCCAGTCCCAGCAGACGCAGAAGCGTTTCTTGAGGACTGATGCCACTCACCGCAGCAAAGATTCCTGGCATCGTGTCGAAGATCAAAGGCACGGCGTTCAAGGGAGCCGCGAAGACAGTGCGTAACACGGTTGTGTCGTTCGGAGACAAAGCCGCGCAGGAGGTGATCAGCGATGCAACCTTCAATGTCAACAGCCCGAAGGTGCGGGAGTTCATGCGTCGGTTCGGAGCCGAGCGCATTACCGATATCAATCGCACGACACGTGAGCGTGTGCAAACCGTTCTGGTCAATGGCATTGACTCCGGTGCCTCGATCGACACGATCGCACAAGACATCGAGCACGTCTTCGATGTCGCAGAAGGCAGTCGAGCCGTCACCATCGCCCGCACAGAGGTAGCGCGCTCGTCCAACTTCGGGGCACTGGAAGGGTATCGGCAAGTCAACGTGGAAGAGAAGGAGTGGCTGGCGACACAGGATGGGGTGGTGCGCGACACCCATGCAGAGGCAGACGGGCAGGTGGTTGGCATCGATGAGGAGTTCGAAGTGGGCGATGCGACCTGTCAGTTCCCCGGCGACACCGGCGATCCGGAGGAAGACATCAACTGCCGCTGTGGCGTGCTGCCGGTGATAAACGATAAGCGGTTGCGGGGATCTCGGTTCATGCGCTTCCGGATCTTCGACAAACGACGAGGACCATTCGAGAAGAGCATTCGCAAGGAGTTCAAGAAGGGATTTCGAACACAGCGAACCGCGGTCATGGCCGCGCTCGCGGAGGCAGCGTAGCATGAGTGACACACAACGGCGTTACCTGAGTAAGAACCAACTGCGCGAATTGATGCGCAGCGTTGCCGATCCCAAGGCGATCGACAACACGAACCTCTGCATCCTCGCGCCCATGCCTGTGCAGGTGAAGGCCGTTGGTGCGGAGAACTCCCGGCTCATCGAGTTCATCGTGAGCACGGCTCGCGTGGACCGCGAGAACGACACCATCGATCCCGCGGGCTGGGAGCTCGCGGACTACAAGAAGAACCCTGTCGTGCTCTGGGTCCATGACCACTGGTCTCCGCCGATCGGCAACGCGCGCAACATCTACCTCGACGGAGACGTGCTGCGCTCGATGTGCGAGTTCACGCCGGAGGACATGAACCCGTTCGGCTACCAGATCTACCGGTTGTATCAGGGTGGCTACATGCACGCCTGCTCTGCCGGGTTCCAGCCGATCGAATACAACTACGACGAGACGCGGAAGTATGGCATCAACTTCAAGCGGCAGTCGTTGTTGGAATACTCCTGCGTCCCGGTTCCCGCCAACCCAGATGCACTCGCGGTCGCGCGCTCGAAAGGACTCAAGACGGATCTCCTGAAGGCATGGGCCGAGCGCGCACTCGACGAGCATCCCACCACTGATGACGCACGGCATCAGTTGGAGGTGCTCCGCAATCTGTCCACGACTGACGGCCGTGCGTTGATTATCGAAATCGGAGGCATGAAGATGAGCGGACCCGCGAAGGAAGATCCGCCCGCTCCAACTCCGGCCGACAAGAAGACCGCTCCCTCCACCGAGTCGGTCATCAAGAAGGTCGAGCGGTGGACGTGCGCG